CAATACCTAGATTGCCACGCTTAAACCAAAAAGAAACCGTAAATGTTTTCAGATTACCAGCAGCACTTGGAGTACGAGTCAGATACTGACTGCTCCCATCATCCAGCACGATGCTGTTATCAACCGAGTAACCGCCGGTAGCAGCACCGGCAGCGCCTAGTAGCGCATTACGGAAGCCTGTCATTACTGCATGTCCAATCCAGCAGCAAAGCCGTACCAAGTGGTGCCGCCGTCGATTGTGGTGAAACAAAGAATGTCTTTACCCGCTGCCGTAAGCGTTGGCGCTGTACCACCGGCCCAATCAACTGCTGCGGGCCAGTTGACCGTCTGGCTTCCGCCGTTGGTTAGATACAGAACGAATCCGCACTGCTCGTCGCTTGCAGTTGGGTTGCTGAATGTGAAAGTGTTTTCGCTCGTATCGACGGTTGCGCTGACGGAGTTGCCTAGCGTCAGGTCAATGTCGATCGTGCCGCCGCCCGTTGAGCCGATGGCGTTGGTGACTTCGCCGTAGTCTTTGAGGTTAAGTCTAGAGACAGTATTATCATTAAAATCAGTTGCTTCGTCATTTTTAACTGTAGCAGCATCATACTGTTGAAGAGTTACACCAAGGTCAGTAGAATCGTATTTACTGTTTACAGCAGTTTGAACAGCAGAAAACTCAGTATTAAAATCACTGCCTGAAATAACTTTATTAGGATCAGCGTCAGCTAAACCATCTTTGCCAGACCAGCTTACTTGAATTGTATAATCGCTCATTGTTTAATTCCTTGTTTTCCTATATGTGGTCGTTTATCTTGGAGAAAATTTAGCTACACTATAAATAGACCTAGCTTTTCCATACAAATAAGGTTCTCTAATTTCTTGTCTAAAGTCTGACAACTTCATAAACAATTGTTGCTTTTTCCAAGGAAGTTGTTTTTCCTTAGGAAAAGGTTTTACTATAGACCTTTTACGCCCACGCACAGGCATACTTAAATTCCTCTAAGTTCTTGTTTCCAACGAAAAGCATTTTTCTTACGTTGTTCTTCAGTAATTTTCTTTTTCTTCTTAGGTTTAGAGGCTTTACGAGCCTTACGCATTTTAACAGATTTCATTACCAGAATTTAACCCCGTGCTCTTTGTTGCGTTTGCGGACTAGCTCTAGCAACTTGTTGCGTTCAATGTCTAATATCTCTTGAATAGAATTTATGTCAATCTTAGGATTATCGTCTACCACCCTCTTAATGCTACCTCTAGGAGTTTCTAGTCCTTGGGTTGTGACTTTTTTTCTACTGTCTTTAGGAGTAAGCAGTCCTCCTTTTGGAAACTCAAGTGCTGACGTTTTCGGTGCTGTACTTTTTTCTTTAGACGCTTTAAGTTTGCTGCCGTTTTGCACGTCACTTTTTTCGTACTCCCTGTCGCTAACTTTATCTAAATCTTCATCTTGTATAAGTAAATCTAAAATGTTTTCAAGACCATCAGCTTCTTCTGAAAACCCATTTCCTTTAAACTCTAAAGCATTATCTTCAAGAAATTTTTCTATATCTTCACTAGAAGCTGCTGGATTAGACGCACGATAAGTGCGCTCTACTAACTCGTTGTACAGTTTAATGATTTTATTTTTAATTTTTTCTAGTTCAAGATCGTAACTTGTGTCTATTAAAGCAGATTCAAAAGTTAACATATGTTTATCTTTCTAATCAATTTGCTGTGTATACAATATTAAATGACGCAGCTACAGCATTGTTACTACCAGATGCAGATGTTCTGGTTTCTATATCAGTTTTTTCTGTAAATGGAACAGGAATAACAAATTCTTGATCTAAAAATCCATTTGAAATAGTAATCTTTTGTGCAGTTTTAAAAACTTCATTAAAGGGTCTTTGTACCAATCTTCCAGTAACATACTGATTTACGTTAGAAGTTCCCACAGAAAAAGAACCTCTAAGAATATAAGCAGTGTATCCAGCCGGAACAGTCCACAAAGCCATAAGTGTTTGGTTTTCTCCAAAAGTAATCTTTGCATATATAGTAGCTGGAACACCAGCAGTTACTGTACCAGTTCCCACATAAATATTACCAGCCGCTGTATCACCTGAACCCGCTGTAATAACAAAAGCTCTAAAAACTCTAATAAATGTAGTAGTTGTTAAAACTTCAGTTTGCCCATTTAAAGTTACTGTTTCTTCTGCTTCATTATAATTTTCATCTAAACCAGAAACTACAACAGTTCTTGCACCTGTACCAGCAGAAGTATCATCAGCACTAGTGCTTGAAACTTTCATTTGTATAGCTGAAGAAGGATAAACGTAAACTCCACCCTGATCCCAGATAGTTTCTTCTGTACCATTTACATCAGGATTAAACCCAAATTTAAAAACAGATTTTACACCTGTAACATTGTTGCTTGTAATTTGAAACTTGTATAGTAAGTCACTTGTAGGTAATGCATTAGTAGACGAAGTAAGTCCATTTACAGAATTAGAAATTACATGAACACCAAAAGTGTCTCCTATAATTCTGCTTATATCTGGACTTGTGTATTTAGCGTCAGCCATTAGATATTACGCCGTTACCATTAACTTCATGATCTCTAACCCAACGCTCATCTTTAGTCATTGTTTGAATGCTAGGAAAAGAAATAGAGTGGAGAGCCTTACCGCCGCACATACAACACTTCATAGGTTTCTTCCTGTCTGCCATAGACCTAAAGTCTACTTGAACATTATCACAGTCCTTACAAGTGTAGTTGTACGAAGGCATAGGCTCTCCTCTCAGTTATTTACTAGCTTACGCAGCCGGTACAACAAAGGCCACACCAGCATTGTTACGGAGTTCCGCAACACCGTACAGCGTGTCAGCCGTAAAGAGATCACCAAGATACTCTTGTTTGTACTGAGTCTGAGAGCGAACTCCCATCTGCTCCGCAAGGCACAAAGCGTCTTTGTGAAGCATGACACCAACGCGACCACCGGCTGAATCAACAGACGGGCAGTTAGACGAAACATAAACGTCCATACCGTAAATTGAACCAATTTTGCCGGTCTTAATGGCATTACCGTCACCAATGTACTGCTGCTCAGTAAAACGGTTAATACCAAGCATATCGTTTGCAGCAATCGGAGGAATAACCATGCAACGGTTATCCATCGGAACATCAGCATTGTCCAAGGTCAAGATCATTGCACGAATACCAGCATCCGTAATGTCGGTGTCATTCGGCGTACCACCCGTATACAAGGTCGTACCGTCGCCACCAATGACGGCCTTTTCGTACTCAGCCGCACCGGAACCACCGACCGTACCGCCCTGAAGACCTTCAGCCAACGCAAAGATGTCCGTGTCAACCTGAGTCGCCAGAGCATAACCAGCATCGTCAGTGTAGAACCGACGAAGAGACTGTAGCGCCTGAACTTCAGTAATGTCTTCAATAACAACTGAATATTCATAGTGCTTGTTAATGCTCACGTTTACGGTAGAGTGAGTATCACCCTGAAGCGTAACTTGAGTGTTAGCCGATTTAGCATTGGCCGAACCACGAACAGGCGCAGGAATGTGAATGGTGTCACCTTTCTTGCCATTGTGGTTAATTTTAGTAACAACATTTGCCAAAACAAGATTAGACTTGTAAGTAGCAATAACTTCGTCCGACCACAGTTCGGGAATAAAATTCGCCGCAGTAGTCGTAGTTTGATGGTTAGAACCCAAAGCCATAATTTAGCTCCTATTCATATCTAAGGGTTATTTTACACGACCCTCAGCGTATGCCTGTAGTATTTCATCTTGTAACTCAGTATAACGCGAAGGATCAGTTTGTTTAAGTCTGATTAGATCAGCCCTACGGTAGATTTTCTTACCGCTGGATTCAGCAGATGATCTAGTAACACCCTTTCCTGTTTTTAGTGCTTGCTCACGTTTTTCTGTTTTTTGCGCTTCAGCTTCTGCAGTATTACTAATAAGAGCACGTTCTTTCCAATTACCAATTAACTCCATTGCAGAAGGCAAATGATAGTTATGAGCATTAACAAACAGTTGTTTGCGTACTTCACTTCCACCTACCCATTCCTGAAACTTAGGATTGGCTACAATATCTAAGTAGTCAGGATGCGCCTCTTTGAGTTGTTGAGTTGTAGCTTGCATATGTTGCTTTTTTTGCTGCTCTTCAAACTCACGGAACTTTGGATGATTTTCAATAGCCTTGTTGACAGCTTTGCCAGGGTCATCAAAAAAATCGTCCTCATCATAATCTTCTTGCGCTGTTTGAGTCCCGCTTTGAGTAGTAAGCTGTTGCTGAAGAATTTGATCAGTTAGCTTTCGAAGCTCTCCTAGTTCCTGACCTTTTCTTCCAAGTTCTTTTTCCAAGTTTTCGTAAGATGACACAACTTCAGCCATTGACTTACCTTGAAATTTTGTTGGAAGTTCACTTTGAGGTTCTTCCTCTTGTTCAGGAGCCTCAGATAAGTCTTCAGTAATTTCTGTAAACTCTTCAGTTTCTTCAGCTTCTTGATTTTCTTCAACAACAATACTATCCATAGTACTAACCTCCGTCCCTAAGATTGTGGAGTTAAAATATGCTAGAGTTGGCTTTCTTGTTCCAATTGATCTAGCGCGAGTTTAGTAGTATCCTCTAGATTAATCATCATGTTAAGGATATCTACTTGTCCTTTTCGATAGAAAAGGGTCTTCTCGTCGTTTATAGAGCTTAATTCTTCTAGTGTAGTTACGAAGTCTTCTAGTTCACTTATCCAAATAGACCACGCTTCACTAGTAAATAACTCTAGACGCCGTTCTAAAATCTCTTGATCTGTCAACCCATGCGCTCCTTAGACGCTTTAGCAAGGTTGAGGATCGTCTCAGACTGCAAGTGTTCCACCTCTGGAATATTACGTGCAGTTTCTGATTGCATGTTCTGCGCTTCGCTACGGAGCTTTTCAATCTTAGCCATCTTTTCAGCCAAGTCAATCTGAGTTTTTGCCATAGCAGCTTCAGAACCATTCTCTTGTGCATCTGCTTGGTACTTAGCAGCCTGTGCGTAATCTTTAACAGTACCAGCTTTCATCTCTTCTAGTTCTAGCATCAGCTTCTGAAGCTCTAATTGTTTAACCATATTGGTCAACTGAAGCTCTTGAGGATCACCTTGCAAGGATTGTGCGATAGCTTTCTGCATCTGTCCACGGTTGGACATAGAGCTATTTTCAAAGATAGCCATTAACAAGATACCGTGAGGCATAGTTCCAGGTTGTGTCATAGACAACAACTGGATCATTTGCATCATCTCAATTTCTTTAGCCATAATACCCATAGAACTATAAGCCTTAAACTTGTAGTCACCAGCAGGGTAACGATCTGGAGAAAACTGAATGTAACGCCAAGTAGTCTTTTCAATAAGAGGTACAAGGAAGTTTTCAGTAAAGTTCATAATAGTCCGTTTCTGGCGTTTAATTGATGCAGCCTGAATCATGGACATACCAGAGGCTGTAGAATTACGTGGGTTGCTGTAGTTGCTATTGGCGCTGTCCATAGCACCAGTACCCATTTGAACCATACGTTCTAGTTCAGCAGCCTCAGTAAACGTAGAGTTAGCCACTTGACCGAAGTTAATAGGCATTAAGGTCTGACGCGGATCACCGTTGGTGAGGATAGTCTTACCCGCTTTAACCTCAAACTTAACACCACGAGGTAGTCTAGTGGCGTCTACACCCATCATTGGGTGCGTAGTCAAGGCTAAGGCATCAATACGAGCGCGAAGCTCCGCATCTAAAGCTTTCTGGGGATTGTATCCCTTCTCAGCTACGCCCCTTCCCCAGAACTTATTTGGAACGCGATCAAGCTGGAAGGCTATAAACGGACGATCTTCCATTAGGTATGGGTTCTCTTCAGCTTTAAGAACTACATTGTCGTTAGCAATAACAACAACAGCCTCTACCAAATCATCATCTTCATAATCAAAATCTTCTGCTTCATTAACGTCTTTTACAAGGTACTTTTTAGGTATCCGGCCCCAGTACTCAGTAATCTTAACCTTGTCTTCTACGTCTTCAGCAGCGTCATTTTCTTCATCAAAGTTAAAGTTAATTTTTTGAAAGTCACCTAAAGGTTTACTTTCGTAAATTCCTTCTTTCATTCCCTCAGTGATTTCGTACTTAGGTTTAACGACAATCTGTGCTACACCTAAAGCATTATCAATAGAAGTAGCAGAAGGATCAATAACAAATTGTTTAGGCGTAAGAGGATCAAGTGTAATAGAAGGTACAACTTTTTCACTTACTGCTACATCAGTAGTATAAGTCTGAGGAATTTGAAACTCAGACATTACTTTTTCTATTTTTTCTTCTATGTTTATTTTACCAATGCCGGTTCCATATATAGCAGCGTTAAGAAGACACTCAGAAACACTGTCTTTAATTTTACACCGTTCTAAATCTTCTTTTAAAACTTTTTTAATTACCATAGCATCAGTTGGGTTCTGATCCATAATGTCATCTTGAATATCAAACCACTCATCACGACCAAAAACTGCTTCTTCTAGTTCTGCTACGGTGGACTCAATTGCCTGTTGCGTGGCCGGTGCTATGAGGCGTGACTGTTCAGATTGACGAGTTTTATCTGAAACATCCCAAAGACCTCTCCAAATGCGATAGTACTCATCCCAACGACTTTCATAGTTGGTATTTCGATGATCTTCCCATTCTGTAGTCTTATTAACTACCCAAGCTGCTAAAGCAGAGAGAGGGTCTTTAAAGCCGTCCATGTCGTGTGCCATATTGGTCTAGTATCCTGCTACTGCGTCTAAAGGTTCCCACTCGTCCAAATCAATGCTTTGTGCAAAGTCTGCTACACTAACTTGGTCTATGTACGCTAGAGAGTCTAGCAAGTCATCGTGGCTTAAAGGGCTAGGAAAATCCATCATTTGACTTATGAACTCATGGTTCCAGTCAGCCTTTCTGAACTTAATTTTACCGTGTTCAAAGCGACCTTGAAGAGCCCAGGCAATCCTATCTTGTTTCTTCTTACCACCGTGAGTAACGTCAGTAATGTTAATCCACCTACCACGTTCTCTCATAATATCTTCTAAGTAGGGCATAATAGCGTTCTTAAGCGAACCTGATTCAATCCCCACTGTAGTAGCTTCTACGTCTTCAGCTACGTCTAGTATCCTTGAGGCTGTTTCTTTAATGTCCCAACGTCCGTGGTGAATATCTTTAACTAACCACTCATCACCAATGATCTTAACTACAGATATTGCCGTTTCGTCGAGCTTGGAAGATTTAGTACCTCTCCCTTTATCAGCCTTTTCAAATCCAGCAGGGTCAACTGAAATGACATAACTGCCCTGCACATCTTCAAATACAGAGTCTTCAACGTACTTTACCCACTCTTCCTTAAATACACCACCACTGAAGCTCTGAAAGGAGGCTTCAAACTCCTGTAGGAAGGCTTGGGTGGACATGGTTTTCTTAGCTGCCTGGATTTCTTCAGGGTCTAAGAATGCATTGTCAGTACTGTTGAAGCTAAATGCTTCCCATTCTCCACTTTTGTCTTCTTCGGCGTCAATCCACAGTTTATAAAAGTGGTTCTTGCCAGCGGGTGTGCCTATGAATAAAGCTTTACCCTTAACGTCTGCCAGAGTAGGACGTAAAATAACATCCCAAGTTTCTGGTTTCATAGTAGCGTACTCATCTAAAACTAAGAATGCGTAGCCTTGTCCACGTAAAGTATCTGGTCTATCGCTACCTTTAACGTAAATCTTTCTATCGTTTACTAGAGTAACTACCCCAGTGTTCTCATGTACACTCTTGATTACTTGAGAACCTATGTCCTTTAGAATACCCCACATTATGTCTTTTCCCATTTGAAAAGTAGGGGCAATGTAAGCCACATCTTTTGAAGTTGACTGGAGTGCTTCAATTAACAACATCCATCCAGCTAAATATGACTTACCAAACCGTCTCCCGCAAGCTGCTATTTTAAATCGAGCAGGAGACTTAAAAATTTGCATTTGAGCATCGTGAAGTGTAACTTTTAAATCACTCACTAAGAGATACCTCAGAGTACTCAGCTTCTATAATTTCTTGTTCCTTGGCTTCTTTGGCTTCAATTACCTTAACACCTTCTACAATAATGTTAATGCCAAGGTCACCGTGGTCGTGTGTAATTTCTACTGCTTTACTTGTAGGAATAATTCTGTCCATACACATTTTAAGACAGTGCCTATCGCCTTCAAGAGCTAATTCAATTACCTTATTGACAATCTCTGGTCCTTTAGTAGACATAAGTTCTCTTGAAAGTTTAGTATATTTGTTAAGAGAACCCTTTGGTCTACCTTCAGGGTTTAAAGGCTTCATCCCTTTAAAAAAATTAGGATTACCCGGCTTTCTTTTGACTGCTGTACTTTCTTCGTCTGACATTAATTACTCCTGACTTTGCCCTACTTTGTAGGAAGACAGTTACCACTTTTTACAACTCCAGTATCTTGCTGATAATTTATCTGGAGGAGACGTATCACACTTATGTCTAGCTCTAAAACTTTTTCTTCGACTAGGTTGGTCTTTTTTAATAGTCATATTAGGGTCACCAAACCTAACAAGCTTTACTTGGTCCCCTTTTTTTGCTAGTACAGCAAACTTTTTAGACTTGCCTGGAGTACGCTTAGGTTTGTTATAACCAGAAAACTTCTCGCCACGGTAATTTATCATTTTTTCTTTTTCTTTTTATAGGTATATTTTACTTTTTTACCAGTTTTTTCAGCCTCTTCCTTAGCTTTTTTCTTTCCGGCTGCGCTGTAAGAATAACGCTTTTTACCAACCATAGGCATTAGACAACTCCTCTATTAATTATTTTAGATTATGTCTTGTTTTTTACTAAAACAACAACTAAATCAGTACTTTAGGATACTATAGGATATCCGCGTTTACTACTTATTAATTCATGATGTAACTAACTAAACTAAATTAAGGTATGAGTAGTCTAGTTGTGCGCGGGTAGTGTTTCTAATGTGTCTTTATACACTTATTATAGCATATTTTTAGACTAAAGTCAATAGCTATTTTATGCTATAGGTTCTTTAGTAGTCTTTAGTGCCGCCTAAGGATGCTTTTGTCAAGCTTTAATTTTACATTCATGTTATTTTTATTATATCTTTTGACCTCAAAAGTCCTTCTCATGTACCTATGACTTACTATAGAAAAACTCTAGCAGTCAAAGGGTCCCCCCGGGTACCACATTAGACCACAATTGGCACACTTTGCAGTAAACGCATAAGTAACACTTAAGATTGGCATAAGTATTGCATCAGTACATAATAACCCTACAGTTTACTCAGGTATTCTAATGTGATACTATAGTGTAATCATTGTGTGCTGATGAAAATGGCAGTGAAAGAGTGCAAGAGTGTGGTGTTTAGACACATCAGCACACATCAGTCCCACATCAGTCCCACAACAGCACACATCAGTCCCACATCAGCACACAACAGCCTGGATAATGTGTTGTATTATTGTCACACTTTAGTCACTCAATAGGTCAATATCATAGGTAAACCATTGAAAACATTGGATAAATTTTTTTATTGCAATAACTCTTTTTATGCTTATAATCATAATCATCGAACAGCGACACACAATTTTGAATAGGAACACACTTATGGACAAATTTGAGAAAGCTTGTAGAGCCAGTGAGCGATTAGGCGAAACTAATGACTGTACAGTCAAGGCCATTAGTATCGCTGGTAGAGTACCCTACAACGTCGCCTATGACGCTTGCAAGGCCGAGGGGAGAAGGTACCGGCGCGGAATGTACCCTACCCAATGGAAAAGAGCTATCCTTCGCGTAGGTTGCGCTTATATAGAAGTGGCAAAAAACCCACTACAGAGGAACGGCAGCAGGTATACAGTGAAGACAATAGGTCAGAAGTACCCACAAGGTTATTACATTGTGAAGGTTCGGGGACATGCTTTGGCAATGGTTAATGGTCAGGTTCTTGACTGGACCGAAGGTAGAAAACACCGGGTACAGGAAGTTATAAAAGTCATTGTTCCGAAAGGTAGCAGGTCCTAAAATTAGTCTTGTACAGTGTGCCCTAGTGTGCTAGGGTACACGATAGAAGACTAATGAAAACTTGAAAGGATTTAAACCATGTTAGTTAAGGAAGCTTTAGAATTTGGCAAGGTGTCAAAAGGTAACAGTAAAATGCCTGGAACAAGCTACGCAATAGATGCGTTCGCATGTAAAACAGGTAGCAAATTAGCAGAGATTAAAGGTACACCATGCGCCAGTTGCTACGCGAGGAAACTGCAGAAACTTCGGCCTAGCGTAAACCAGGGTTATAAGGCCAACCTTGAAAAGTGGCGTAAGGCTAGTGCGGAACAGTGGGTTTCGGCAATGGTGTTTCAGATTGAACGCAGTGGCACACAATATCATCGCTGGTTCGATAGTGGAGACTTACAATCTAAGGCTATGTTGGAAAACATTATAGAAGTGTGCAAACGTACACCTAACGTAAAGCACTGGTTACCTACACAAGAAAGGGACATCATAAAAGGTATTGACACTCCAGCCAATCTTGTGATACGTTTATCAGGTAGCAAGGTAAACGGCAGAGCACCTAATGCTGACAACACCAGTACAGTGTTTGATAAGCACGGCCAGCCAATAGGACAAGAATGCCTTGCGTATACCAGAGGCAACAATTGTGGGGACTGTCGCGCCTGTTGGGACCCTGCAGTTAAGAATGTAAGTTATAAGAAACATTGAGAAGCTAATGGCAAAACAGATTGACGATAAAAAAATAACAGGTGAATGGGCAAAACACTTGCGCCCATATGGAAAGAGACAAGCGAACAAAAAACTACGTAAACTTAACAAGAAAAGGAACTTGAAAGATGAATAAAACTATTGACACTTTAGAAAAACTGGCGTATATTATGGCAGTGACTACAATGTGCGTCGGAATGTTCTTCTTAAGTTACGTATTGACAACACACTGGATTGCAATGTAAGATGTTCAATAGGTACGAATGGCTCAGTATATGGCTAACGCTTTTAATACTAACAGTTGAAAGGTTTATGTGAAATGAAGTATCAAGATATGATTGATGAGCTATGGGAAATGGATAGCTTCTTTATGTCCCTCAATGAGTTAACGGTACTTGCTAAAG